ATATAAACCCCAATTGTTAGACCACTTTGAATCTTTTCAACCAAACCACCATGCAAAACGCAAAATTTACAGAATTTACCAAAGGACAGTTCCTCCTTAAAACGGAGTTGAGGTTAGGATTAACTTCAGCTGTTACTGTAGGTATCAACGGATACCATACTATAAAAGACAGGAAGTTAGTAGCTACTAACTTGTCAGGGAATAGTGCCGGAGAGAGACCGGCTCAAGGTGAACTGCCCACACCTTTAGTCCCAAATGAAGTGGCTCTACCACAAGTAGCCCAATTAGGGTTAGGTTTTACACCTAGGATGCGCCGGCCTACAACCTGTAGTTCAGTCGGCACGATATATGGTAGTAAACAGATCTTCAGGACCGCTACTGTTCAGGCATCAGTTTTCGGCATGAACAGAGCCTATTTAACTACGGAAGGGGTACCCAGTCCATCTATGATAGAACGGCGTTTAAAGGAGCTCAACGTAGCCACGGAGATTAAAGAGGCTAGGATAGGTAGGTACTTTAATGCAATTATGGCTAGTGGGTTTTATGATAACGCCACATCAGTCTTAGTTTCTGCTTTAATTACTTACTATAAAGCTCTATTCTATGAAAAGAATACTTACACGACTTATGACATAGTTATAGGGTACGCGGTAGCTAATGGTATTAAGCGTAATGACGCCTATGAGACTATGATTGAATTGCGCAAGTATCTAGTTGATACCACAAAGCAAATGGGATGTCCTGAAGTGTCCGAATATTTGCTTGAATTAGCAGGTAGACTTTCACAGTGGGTATCTGATAGTCAGAGAGCAATGGCAGCACTCACAGCTCAAGGACGCCAGTTTAATGAGTCAGATTACGTGTTGGTAATGCCAGTACAAATATGGGAAATGTATACTTATGATGACGGTCATTCTCAAAGTGGCTTACAGTTCGGTAGCCACTTTGGCTTTAAGAGTAACCGGTTCTTAAGGGATCCTATAATGATACAGACTAGTTCACTCGATTTACGTGTACTAGTCGCAGGTGACTATCAAATACCTCTGAATGATGCTGCTGTCGACTCAGTTGCAAATAGGAAAGGTTATCTCAATTGCTCCGGTATGACAAGAGATGAAATTAAAATATTGAATAAGATATTATCTGGAAATAAGAGGACCAGCCCTTTTCTCGTTGACCAAGATCTAGATTTAGAGATTGGGGAGCAAGAAGTGTATGCGTATCATGTAAACCCTATTGACGCACAAGCGGGCTTGACTTATTCCAGTGCTATGGTTAAAACCTTAATTAATAAGTTGGTTATGAATCATAGATACTATGAAGACTTACTATGTGCGCAAAACTATCTTGTTAACTGGCTCGC